GCTCCGGCCGGTGCGGTTAATACGCTGACCGTATGCGCCGCCGCCCGTGATTTCTTGCCATTCGGCAGCAGCCTGACCGGCAAGGGTTTTACCCTGCCCGATGCCGCCAATATCTTTACCCGCTACAAGGCCGGTACTGCTTATGTGGTCAATGTGTGCGACCCGGCCAAGCATAAGAGCAGCGTGGCCGACGAGGCATTGACGGTCGATGCCGATACCCTGATCGCCCGCACCGCCCATCCGGCCTTGCAACCGGGTTACACGGTAAAAGACGGTGCCAGCGCCCTGAACGAGGGCAGCGACTACACCGTCACCGATGCCGTGGCCGGCGAGATTGTGTTTAAGGTCAAACCGACCACGCCGACCATCAGCTATACCTACACCGACCCGTCCAAGGTAACCGAAGAAGAGATCATTGGCGCCTATGTGGCTGCCACCGGCAAACGCACCGGCCTGCAGGCGGTGATTGAAGGCTTCAACCGCTTCGGCGCCGATGCCAAAATCATCATCGTGCCCGAGTACGACAAGACCGCCAAATGCCGCGCCGCCATCGAAGTGCTGGCCGAGCAGATTAAGGCCATCGGCTATGCGGCCGCCCCGCAGCAGACCACCCTGAGCAAGGCCATCGAAGGCCGTGGCCCGTTGGGCAGTATCAATTTCCAAACCTCCAGCGACCGCATGATGCTGTTCTATCCCTATGTGTTGGGTTTGCTCGGCGTGGAGAGCCTGGCTACCCACGCTGCAGGCCTACGCATGAAGACCGACGTGGAACAGGGCTACTGGTACAGTTCGTCCAACCGCGACCTGCTGGGCGTAACCGGCATCGAAATGCCGCTGACCGCCCGCGCCGACGACCCGCAGAGCGACACCAACCGCCTCAATGAAAAAGGCATTCCCACGGTGTTCAACCGCTACGGCCCCGGCTCCCGCCTCTGGGGCAACCGCCTAGCCTGCTTCCCGACCGTGTCCCACATCAAAAACTTCGAAGTGGCGCAACGCACCGGCGACGTCATCGACGAGAGCATCCGCCGCTTCGAATTGCAGTATATCGACCGCCCGATTGACGATGCCCTGATTGACAGCCTGCTCGGCTCCATCCGCACCTATCTGGGCACCCTGCAATCCATCGTCGGTTACAGCGTGGACTTGGATTACGACTACGACTTGGTGGATGCTTTCAGCAAAGGCCAGGTGCCGCTCAAATACGAATACACGCCCAAGCTGCCGGCCGAGCGCATCAGCAATGCCAGCGTGATGACCCGCAAATATCTGGCCAACTTGGTCAGCCAACGATAAGGAAGGAATGAAAGATGTCCGATATCAAAGTAATTTACAACGCCAACGTCTATATCGACGGCAACGAGCTGTTGGGCAAGGCCAGCGAGTTCAAACTGCCGGAGTTTGAGTTTGAGCAGGACGAGTACAAAGGACTGGGGTTGAAAGGCACGGTCAAGCTGCCGATGGGCGTGGCCGCACTCGAGGGCGAGATTACCTGGAACAGCTTTTTCCCCGAAGTGGCGCGCAAAGCCGCCAACCCATACAAGGCGGTGCAGCTGATGGTGCGTGCCAACGTGGAGACATACGACACCACCGGCCGCGTGAAGGAGGTGCCGCTGGTGACGATGGTAACTGCCACCTTCAGCAAGAATGCGCTGGGCGGCTACAAACCGAAAGAAAAAGCGGAGTTCTCCAGCACCTACCAGACTACTGAAATCCGCCAAGTGCTGGACGGGCGCGAGGTGCTGTACTACAACGCCCTGCGCAACGAATACCGCGTGGACGGCGTGGACGTGGAAGAGACCTACCGGCGCAATATCGGGGCATAGTTTTTTAAAGCCGTTTAAAAGACCTTTAAAGCTCCCGCAAGCGACAATCCCTACATCAAATCCGATGTAGGGATTTTTATTTACCACCGGCGGTTTTGTCAGGCCGTCCCGCCCGGCCAATTTGAAAAAGGATTGCAAAAATGAGCGCAAAACAATTGCAGGATAATTTGGGTATGACCACCACCGTTGAGTTGAAATATCCGGTGAGGCTGCCGACAGGTGAGATATTGGACAAACTGACCTTGCGCCGCGTCAAAGTCGGTGATCTGCGGGCGGTGTCCCGAATTGAAAACGAAGCCGAACAGGGTCTGGCCATTCTTGCCCGCATTACGGGTTTGGTGCCGGAAGATTTGGATTTGCTCGATTTGGAGGATTTGAACGCCTTACAGGATACGTTTCGCCCCCAAACACAGCAATAGCGCAAATCCGCCGCCGGATGCCAAAGAAGCCGGAAAACGTATTCTGCATTCGGCGGCCGATATGGCGTGGTGGTTCGGTTGGAGTGTGCAGGATGTCTATGACTTGGATTTGGAAGAATTCGAGGATTGGATGAATGAAATAACCCGCCAAATAAAGGCGGGTTATCGGAAAGGGATGTGATTAGATTTGGTGTCGGCGTTCTTCTTCGATTTCGCGCTGCAACTCACGACACCAACCATTAGGCGGCTCCGGGCGGACAAAAAACATCCGCCAAGTTCCGACCGCCAAATCGAAAACTACCATGACTGCAATAATCAGGCAGCACAAAACCACCATGAGAAAACAAAGTGTACCAATTACACCCAACATACATTTTCTCCCTGTTCATCTACTCATTAGGATATTAGCACATGGCATCAGATTTGGGTATTACCGTCAGCGTATCCGCTATCGTCGGAGGAGCCTTGACCGGGCTGTCCAACATCAGCAAGGCCATGGGTACGTTGAAATCGTCTACCGAAGCCCTGAAAAAAAGGCAGTCGGAACTGGGCGAGCAGTTGATGCGCAACAAAGACCGCCTCAGCGCAAACTCCCTGCGCCAATTGACGAATGAGCATATCCGTTTGGATGCCTCTGTTGAAAAGCTAACGGCAAGTTATCGTCGTTTGCAGAATGTTGCCGCCCGACGGGAGGCGGTTAAAACGCAATGGGAGGGATTGAAGGGCAAAGTGTACGGAGCCGCCGCGGCTGTTGGAACATTGGTCATTCCTGTCAAACTGGCCATCGATTTTGAATCTGCAATGGCAGATGTCAAAAAGGTTGTGGATTTCGATACGCCGGAACAGTTTAGGCAAATGGAACGGGATATCCTCGGCATGACGAGAAATATTCCGATGGCAGCCGGAGAGTTGGCGAAAATCACTGCAGCCGGAGGACAGTTGGGTGTCCCCCGCAAGGATCTGCAGAAATTTACTGAAACCATTGCCAAAATGTCGGTTGCATTCGATATGTCTGCCGAGCAGGCGGGCGACAGCATGGCGAAACTGGCCAATGTGTATGAGATTCCGATTGCACAAATCGGCAGGTTAGGTGATGCAATCAACCATTTATCCAATTCCAGCCCGGCTAAAGCCGGCGATATCGTCAACACTTTGTCACGTGTCGGCGGTGTGGCCAAACAGTTTGGGTTGACCGAAATGCAGACGGCCTCATTGTCGAATGCCTTCATCAGCTTGGGCAGAACGCCGGAAGTAGCCGGTACGGCCATTAACGGTATGCTGACCAAATTGATGACAGCCGACAAACAGGGGGCTAAATTCCAAAAAGTGCTGCACGGTATGGGTACGGATGCAAAGGCACTGAAAAAAGCGATTAAAGACAATGGCGAACAAGCCCTGCTAGACTTTTTGCATCAGATAAATAAGCTGCCTAAAGAAAGTCAAATGGGTGCTTTGGTTGATTTGTTCGGATTGGAATATGCCGATGATGTAGCCGCACTCGTAGGCGGGCTGGACAGTTATAAGAAATCCGTCGAAGCACTGAAAAAGAGTGGGAAAAACGGCCTGCCTGAATTTTCGGGCAGTATGGAAAAGGAGTTTGCGGCACGTTCGGCCACAACAGCCAATCAGTTGCGTCTGCTGAAAAGTGCCTTGATCGAATTGGGTATTACCGTCGGCAACATGATTTTACCGACTGTGGCTGATTTCGCCGCATGGATTACCCGTTTGATTCACAACCTGACCGACTGGACAAACAAACATCCCGCTTTGGTCAAAAGTATAGTGGGTATTGCGGCCGCCTTGTTATCTTTTGTGGCAGGGCATTTTGTCGTGTTGGTTGCAGTCAATCGGCTGGCCGCCCTGTTGCTTACATTAAAAGGCGGTTTCCTGTCATTAAAAACGCCGCTGACTTTGATTAGCTCCTTGATGAAAGGCGGTTTGGGTTTGTCGGCCATACCCGGCACCCTGGGCACCGTCATGAGGGGATTTGCCGCCGCCCGAACCGTGATAGCAGGTTTCGGCCTGTCATCACTGGCTGCCTTGTGGCCGGTGGTTTTGGCCGTGGCCGCTGTGGCTGCCGTGGCTTTTGTCATCTATAAATATTGGAAGCCCCTGAAAGCCTTCTTTGCCGGATTTTGGGAGGGGCTGACTAAAGGCTTGGAACCGCTGACGCCGCTGTTTGATGCGTTTGTCGGCACATTGAGCGGCATTTGGACGGCCGTACAGCCTTATCTGCAACCTGTTCTGGATTGGTTCGGCGACTTTTTCAACCTGACTCAGGTAGGCGAAGGCAACGCCCGCAGCTGGGGGGGAGTCGGTCGGCTCGGCTTTGGCTTCGGTGGTCAATACCGTCGTTTCTGTCGGCACCATGATAGTGGACGGCTGGCGGATGATTTTCGACGGCATCTTCTCATTGGCCGATTCGGCATGGACACAAATCAAAACCGCCTTTGACGGCGGATTGCTCGGCATCCTCGGCCTGATTCTCAATTGGTCGCCCATTGGCGCGTTCTATTCGGCCTTTGCCGCCGTACTGTCATGGTTCGGCATTGACTTGCCGGCCAGATTTACCGAGTTCGGCAGCAACATCATCCAGGGGCTGTGGAACGGATTGCAGGCGAAATTCGAGGCGGTACGGGCTTGGTTGGCGGAAAAGGCCGCCGCCCTGAAAAACACGTTTGCGGGCGTGATGGACATCCACTCGCCCAGCCGGGTATTCCGCCGTTTCGGCGGCTGGATGATGCAGGGCCTACAGTTGGGCATAGACGGCGGCGCATCGCGCCCGTTGTCGGCGGTCATGGAGGCGGCAGGCCGTCTGAAAAACGGTTTTACCGAACAGGCGGGCGGTTTGGCCGCCCGTATTTCCGGTAGTGCCGATGTGTTTGCCGCCGAACATGCGCGACAGGGGCAGACCACCATGTCCGGCGG